TCGCCTCGGCCGCCGACAGGATCCGAGGCACCCGAGGGGCCTCAGCCGCCGCGATCCGGTTGACCGCTTCCACCGTCGGCCGGACATCCTCGCGGATCGCCGCGACCTGCTCGGCCGCGCCAGCCGTCCGCGCCAGGGCGTCGGACGTGTCGCGCCGAAGCTGCGAGGCCTCCAGCATGGCCTCGGAGCGCGCCGCGTCAAGCTGAGCTTCCAGAATCGCCAGCGTTTCCCGGCGTGTCGCCGTAGACTGGCGCTCCAAAAGCGATTCGAGGGCTCTGGCGTGCTTGTCGGCCAGGATGAGGGTATCGACCGTCCTTTCGTCCGCAAGCGCGTGCAGCGCTTTCCCTTGATCGCGGAGCACGGCCTCGGCTCGTGACGGCAGGGTGCGCAACTCGCGCTGAACCAGGATCGCTTCCCAGGCCAGCCAGCAGAGCATACCGGCGAGCGCGATTCCGGCCAGCCCTAGCGCGTTCAGGATCCATTGCCTCATCCGAGTACCTCCAGACGGAACGGGGCGTTCCTGGCGTCTTCCAGTGCGCGCTGGACGTTGCCCTGGTGCGCGATGGTCCGCACCAGGCGAGGGTAGGCTTTCGCCGTCGCCCACTTCATGCCCACTTCGTCAATCAGCCGGTCCATGTCGCCGTGGACTAGGAACCCGCCCCAGGCCTCGGCGTAGCTGGCGCCGCGGGTGATGAGGCGCGCGTAAGCCTCGGTCCCGTCGCGGAGCGAGTGAAAGTCGGCGAACTTCCGCCGCATCCAGACGCGCAGCCGGCCGTTCGGCAGGTCCAGGATCCGCGAGACGGTCGCCTTCTCCTCGGCGTCCGGCCAGAGCGCGAGCTGCTGCCGGGTGAGTTCCTCTTTGGTCTCCCGCCAGGAGTAGGTCTGGTGCAATCGCGGGTTGAAGGTGATGCCCCAGAAGTTGTGCCGCCCGGATGGCGCGAAGCCCCACTTGGACTCGGCCGCCCATTGCCCGACAGCCATCGGGGCAGGGATTCCGTGCAGCGCTTCGATGGTCACGGCAACAGCCGCGAAGGAGCGCAGGCGCTCATCTCTCCCGATCAGGTGTGCTTGCATACGTCGGTACCGCTCGAACGCGCTGGGGGCGTCTCAGCCCCCGGCCGCGTCAGATTGGATCACCTCCTTACGGTTTCTGGCCTCCATAGATCAGCTCGACGGCGCGCCGAAGCCTCCGCGTCTCCGCGTCCGGGAATTGTCCCTTGAGCGCGTTCACCACCATGTCGAAGATCATCGGGCCGCGTTCCTCGGGCGGGATTGACAGGTCGAGCGCCTGCGACAGCCCGAAGCGGTTCACGAGCGCGAGGATTTCATCGTCCGCGCGCGTCGGGGTCAGGGTTACGGCAATCGTCACGAGCTGGTAGGCAGGCTGCAGGTAAGGCCCGGCCTGCTTGACGCCCTTCGTGATGAGGTCTGCCACGTCGCCTCGGAAGTACCCGAGAAGGAATCCGCCGACGGCGGTAACAAGGGATTTCAGCCATTTCGGCATCGTTGCTCTCTTTCTGGCCGACTACTCCAAGCGGAGCGCGGCCGCGCGAATGACTCCCTGCACCGGCGAGTAGGGCCTGACGTAGACCCGCTCGCCTTCGACCGCGTACCCGTCCCCGCCAGCCTGGAAGCTGGACATCGGAATCCGGTTGTAAAACACGGCCTGGGAGTGAACCAGGTAAACCGCACCGTTCGAGGTCGGTACGGCAATGGAAACGGCAGATGGGCCGAAGTTGGGCTCAGCACGGATCTGCTCGCCGGTGAATAGGTCGTCACTGATCCGCAGCACTCCAGGCGATTGGAGTTGGGCGCGGAGCACGCCGGCCGTTCGGTCGAAGACCAGGCCTTCGCCGATCTGCACCATGCGCGGATACGGCCAGCCCGGCTCCCACACAGCGACATAGGCCGTGGCGTCCGTTGTTTGCGCCAGCAGCGCCATGCAGAGCCCCAGGAAGACCAGGGCAATTGAGATTCGTCTTTTCATTGAGCCTCCAGGCAGATCGTGGCCACTGCGGGCCATCGGGTTGGAGTCTTCTGGTACACCCACGCCGCGACGGAGATCTCGCAGTGCGGGCGCTTGAGCAGCAGCTTGCCGCCTTCGACGCGCAAGCCGCCTTGAAGCGAGGACACTGCGGGCCGGTCCAGTCTGATGACGTAGACCTTGGCTGGCTCAGGCCGCCAGGCCAACATACAGAACAGGAGCGCGACCCGCAGCGTCATGAGTGGCCTACTTCGGCTCCGGGGTCCCGAAGGATACCTGGAAAGTCACCGGAGGCAGGGCCTCGGCCGGATCAGCGACGACTTCGACGAGCACGTCAACGGATTGCGCGCCATTGAAGGCGCGAACGGTGGATCCGCCCAGCGCGCCCGTTGCGACCACCATCGCCTTCGCCGGATCAACCGGATCTGGAACGACAGTGGTCACTGGGCCGGGCAGGGTCGGATGAGCAAGGTTCAGCCAGGTGATCGGCGCGGTAACAGGCACCGGGTTTCCGTCCGCGTCGAACTGCTCGAACGTGACGGGCACCTTCTGGTTCTTATTGATAGTCATAGTCCTCCATGAATTAGTCCTTGCGATATTCGATGCTCAGACTAAAGGCGTCAACGGTGCCACTTGTAGCGGTAGTTTCAATCCATACCCAGGAGCCCGCTGGAATAGTGGCATCGTCAAAAGTCGTGACCTCCGTGGCGGTGGTTGTGCTGGTGGTAGTGCTTCCCCCAGTTACTACTTCATTTCCGGCCGCGCTGCGATCCGTGGAATGCCGAACTGTCCAAGTGAGAGAGGGACTCGAACCCATCACCACGGAGTTCATCCGCTCGATGGTGATGGCTTCTTTGGTGAAGAAGAATGTTCGATCCTCGCTACTAGTAGGAGAGTTCAGCGTGATTTCTTGCTGATGTTTGGCCGCGTTGTACGGAAGCCCTACCACCACCCATCCGGGGTTCCCGGCAAAGACTACGTTAGCCCAGACTACAAGATAGGTTCCGGGAGACAATGGAAGGTCAGCCAAAACCCAGTTAATCGGGTGGTGAGTATATGAACCATTCCTACGCAGGAAGGCTCCAGTCACTCCGGGCTCCACGGTGATAATGAAGAATTGGCCCGGCTGAACACCACTGCCTGGAAGCGTGATGTCGATATTGTTGCTCCCAATGTAGTAGAGCGTATTTACAGCCGCTGATCCAATGTCTACCCATGCGTCAACAATGGTTGGCGTAAGAGCAACTGGCAACTGATAGGCAAGCTTCCATGTGGGTTCGGTCCCTGATTCCCAGTGAAGAGTTCTGGTAACTCCCCCGCCGATACTGCCAGAAGAAAGCCTATTTGCGTGGAATACGCCTGACGTTATATCCGCTGCCGCGTGAGTATGAACCGTCGCCGCCTTTGCATCCAGCGCCGCCTGCAGGTCCGTTTGGTCGGCCAGCGTGCCCGTGATGTCGCCCCAAGCCCCACCGCCGCCAACGCCCGGCAGGTTGCCGGCCTGCACCTTTTTCAGCGCGCCGGCAGCCTCGGAATCCCCGATCATGAGGAAGTCGCCAGACACCGGAGTGACTTTTTCCGTCAGGTCCCCAATCAGTCCGGACTCGACCTCGGCCGCGCCAATGTTGGAAAGCGTATTCGCGCTCGCGTCGATGGTCTTGCCAGTCAGGGTCTGCGTATCGGAAGTCCCGACGATGGCCCCGGACGGAGCGGCTTTGCCGGAGTCCGCGAGCAGCTTCCCGCTGGTACCGTTGAACGCGGCCAGGTTGCCGTCCACTGACGAAGCTGGCCCGACCACGTCGCCCGTCCCTGCAACCGTTCCAGGTCCCCAGCTACTGGTGCCGTCGTCAAAGACCAGCACCTGTCCATCCGTGGCGCCGAACGTGTCTACGTCGGAAAGATCGTTGAGGGCGTGCGAGTGGGAGCTGGAGGCCTTCCCGTCAAGCTGCGTCTGGATGTTGGAGGTTACGCCGTCGGTGTGGTTCAGCTCCGCCGAGCTGGCCGTCACTTCGGAAAGCTTCGTCAGGTCGGCCGCGCTTGCCGCGCCCACCAGGAAGGTGTTCAGGTCGAGATTCCCGCCGAGCTGGGGCGTCGTGTCCTCGACCACGTTCGCCAATCCGCCGCCGCCCCCGGTAGGCGCGGCCGATTGCCACTCGCCGGTTCCGCTGTCGTAGGTCAGCACGTCGCCGTCCGATGGAGTGCCGAGATTCACGTCGGTCAGATCGTCCAGCGCGGAGGCTCCGGCAGACACCGTGCCAGGAGCCCAGGAACCACTGTTGAAGACGAGCGCCTGCCCGTCCGTAGCGCCAGCCGTCGAAACGTCCGAGAGGTCGCCCAGCGCCCCCGCAGCCGCCGCGGCTGCCGTGATGACGCGAAAGACGGTGCCATCGTAGGCCAGGGCGTAAACGTAGCCAGCAGCCAGGGTGCCAGCGCCCGGGTCTGCCGTGCCATCGCTCATCTTGATGGACTTCGCCCCGAGCCCGTCGAGATTGAGGGTGATCGCGCCGGCCGCGCTGGCCACGTCTGGCCGAAAGAACACGACTTGCCCGGTGGAATACGCCTCCAGCGCAGGATCCAGGCTCGCCACATAGGCCGATCCGGAGGCACTCGCCGGAGCCGCGTAGAGGGGCGCGCCGGACTGCAGCGCGGTGATGTCGAGCTTGCTTGAGTCCAGGAACTCGAAATTCGCGTTCAGGTCCTCGCGAGAGTCGCGCACGATATGTGGCCCGAGAATTTCAACGATTGGCATAACTATTCCTCCCTATGTCCCCGCTGTGAGCTTCACGCGGCAGCGCAGCCCGGTGTGACGGGCCTCGCAGAGGTCTGCAGGATCTCCGGCGACGCGCTGGCCGTGCTCGATTCCAACGAATGGATTGACCCCGCCCGTTCCCTGCCCGAACTGCGGCCAGGTTCCGGTCAAGGCTCCGCTGCCTGACGTGCCCGAATGGGTCACGATGGAAGCGTTTATCGTGGATGCCGAGCCCCAGATTTTGACGTGCAGCGTCTCTTCGTCGGTGGCCGCTAGGATCTGGCTCGAATAAACAGAGCTTCCCGCGCGCCGAATGCAAAGCCTCCAACCAACGCCGCTTGCTGAGTCGTATTCCAGCCCTACGAAGTTGGAAGGGTCGATGGAGTACGGGCTTGAAAAGACTCCGATTCGGTCCACCCGGTTGGTTGTAGTTACCTGCAGGTAGACGACCGAAATTTCGAAGTACCGAGGGTATAGCGGGCCGAAAGCGTTCTTCGGCCAGATGTTCGCGGCCTTCGCTCCGCCTTCGACGTCGAGCAGGACAAACACGAAATCGTCCAGGTTCGGGGTCGTGATGGAGGCCCACATCTCCGGCTCATCTGGGTTAGAGTCCCAAAGGTAGGCCTCATAAGTGCCTTCGCTCGAAACCATGGTGTTCGGAAACCGGCTGCTTTCCCAGCGCATCCAGTCTTCCCGGAACTCCAAGTACTCGGCGTCCATCGCGTCGATGCTCGTCTCCCCTTCGCCCGGGTCACTTCCGCCGCCGCCTCCGCCTGTATAGGTGCCCGTAATGACCCCTGGAGGGACCGCCAGCGACTTCTGCACGGCCTTGGTGATCCGCCGATTATCGAAGGCCGCGCATTCGATCTTGTGACGCGAGCGCTTCGCGTCAAAGTAGGTGAAGGACACCCGCTGGATGATTTGTCCGACGGCCTGGTGCTGAGTCACGTAGCGATTCGTGGCGACGGCAAAGCCGCCGACGTCGAGGTTGTCGCGGTCCCAGCTCTCCAGGGCGATGGCCGTTCGCGGGTAGGCCTTCTGGGCGATTTCCGTTCGCGCCCGGTTGAGGCATTCCGAGTTCGAGGTCAGGTCGGATTCCGTCAGGACCGACTCCCAGGAGCCATAGAGCGCAACCGAATCCTCATCCGTCTCGGTGGCCGTGAATTCGCCCGTCTCATTGCTTTGCACCGTGACCACGTTGGCCAGGTCGCCAGACGATGAGCCGAAGCTGCTCATGGTCCAGGAGCGCGCATCGTGCGGATAGGCCCGGTATCCTTCCGTTTCCACGAAGCGAGTCAGGGTCGCCGCCGCGCAGAGCTGGGCGTTCGCCACCGTTACCTCGCCGGTGAGCGTGGCGTCTTCGCTCCCGCCGGTGACCGCCGCGTACTTGGCCGGGTAGATGGCAAGCGTTACCTCGCTCGCGCCTACCGAGGCCGTCAAGGCCAGCTCCAGCCGGTACCAGGTGTTGCTATCGCCGTCGGTTTCCATCGGCGCGGTACCGCCCGAGGACAGCTCGCCTGTTGCCAGGTTCACCCGCACAGCCTGCAGGCCCGAAAGGTCGTCTTTCAGCTCGACCGTGCAGATGCCGGTGCCCTGCTTGACGAGCAGCATGGCGGTGAAGGGCCGCGTCTCAGCCAGGGTGCAAGCTCCGGCGTGCACAAGCGCCGAGGCCTGGACCGTCTGCGACACCCCGCCTACCGCCGCCGCGCTGGCGTCCTCCACCAGGTGCGTTCGGCCGGCGAATCCGCGCGGGCGCGCTTCGGTTTGCTCGGTAACGGTGACCGCGCCCTCCAGGTCCCACCAGTCCAGATCGGTGAGCCTGGCGCTCGCGCCAAGCAGGTTGTGCGCGTCGCCGAAGGTAAAGGGTAGAGCCTCATCTTTCGGCGCGCCAATCTCGCACAGGGCCTCAGGATGGATGCGCCACGGGTAGCCGGTCTGGGCCGAGATATCGTCCAGGCACTGGTCAAGCGGGCGTTTGTTCCATGTGAAGTTGAGCGAAGAAACGGCGGCTGACGTGAAGCGCGGCGTCAGGTAGGGCGCGTACTCGGTCAGGAGCGCCGAGACCACGGCCTGGTCGGTTTGTGAGCTGAACGTCTCAGAGACCAGCGTCCGACGCATTTTCTGCCGGTAATCCACCGCGAACACGTCCACGTGGCAGCTTGCCTGGGTGCGCGGCCAGGTCGCATTGACCTCAGCGACGATGCCCAGGAACTCGTTAGCGGAAACCGAGTATCGCTCCACGTAGGCCGGAACGAACAGCTCGCGGGCTGGGTACTCGTCCCACGCCATAGAGGCGTCTTCCCAGGCGAAATCTGCCTCAGCCCAGGAGTAGGCGGCCTCATCCGGCAGCTCCGCAAGCTCGGCAATCGCCCAGCAGCAGGTTCCCGCGTCCGCGCCCGGCGCCAGGGACAGCTCCACGTAAGGCATGGCCGTGGCCGTGGCCGGGCTGAGGGTAAGACCGACGCCGAATCGCCACCAGTCCGGGTCCGTGCCGTCGACGTAGACCGCACCGGTACCGGAGCCTACCGAGTAAGCCCCAGTGAAGCTGTTCACGTTGATTGTCGTCGAGCTGCTCGCAAGGCCATTGTTGGCCGTGGCCGTGATGGCAACATCGCTCCCGGGCGTGGACTCCTTCCGCAGGAAAAGCGAGGCCACGAAATAGCGGGCCTCCACCGCGCCGGTGGGATCGCCGAAGGCGTCGAGCGGGTGCTCGACCAGATAGGTGCGGTTGCTGATCGTGCCGGCCGCTTCCGTCTCGGCCACGGTCCACCGCAGGCCATTTCCGCCGACGTGTTCCGGCATCGCGCCCCAGGTAGCGACGGGCGTCGAGACATCGGTGAGGGTCCAGTTGGATTCCGCCAGCCGGTTGGAGTTCCGCAACAGGTTGCGGTCGTCACGAATGACGACGTGCTGGCCCACGGTGGGGCGCTCATCCTCGGCGTCGAGAACCTGCTGAAACTTGGCCCGGCTCGTGTAGCCGTTCAGCTCGCGCGTAACCTCGATTCCGACCTTCCGGCTGAGGGTCCTCCGCTCCAGATAGCCGTCAATGTAAACGCGAAGTGCCATGGTTCCCGCCTAGATCGTGTAGTTGAAGGTCGCCGCGCGTTCGGCCTCGGCCTGGTGCGTGGTGGTCTTGCCATCGACCGTGAGGTTTACCGTGAGCTGGACGCCCGGGCCGTTGGCGACGGCCGCGTGGATCGCCTCCAGCCGCGGGATGGTGTCTTCGAGCTTCCGCAGCGACCAGTAGGTGTTGTCCTTGATGGAGCCGATGCGCGCCAGAATCCCATCCGGCTGCTCAATCTTGCTGAGAATCCATTCCGTCCTCGCCCGCATGTCGGAGATCATCGGGACCATCTCTTCGAGCTTGGCCAGAATGAAAAACGTGTTCGTGCGAACGTAGCCGGTATTGACCAGCACGTTCCAGTCGCCCTGGGTGGTCGCGATGTCCACCCGCCGCGTGGCCTCTTCGATGCGGCCAAGTAGCGTAGTCTGGTGAGCGCCCTGCACCAGGCCGATGATGCCGGTGATGGCCGAAGCGATTCCGGCGACCATCGTCACCATGCCGACGACGCTGGACGCTGCCGCGCCCGCAGCCGTGGAAGCGGCGCCAGCGCCCTGTCCAGCCGCACCGGCAGCCGCGCCGGCCGCCTGACCCGCAGCTCCTGCGGCTTGCCCAGCAGCTCCAGCCGCGCCGCTGGCAGCGGATCCGCCGCCTCCGCCGAACAACCCGGCAATCCGGCCGCCGATATCGTCCAGCTTGTCAGTGAGCGGCTTGAGCGCGCCCATGATGAGGCCCTGTGGCCCCATGATGCTGTTCACAAAAGGCGTGATGAACTTCGTCGCTACGCCTTTGCCGAGTTCTTCGAGCGCGCCCAGGCCCTTCTGCACGAAGGAGCCGTCTCCTTCCCACAGCTCGGTCACGAAGCCCTTCGCGGTGTCCGCGATCACGGTCGAGACTTCGGTGCCCCACTTCTCGAACTCCTTCGTGGCCTTCCCCAGACCCTGCTCACCGTTGACGCTGGCGTTCATCTGGTCGAGCGCGCCCTGCAGGTCGGCCGGAATCTGGCCGGTGACTGCCTTCGTTTCCGCCGCCATGGCCTCCAGGACCTTCAGGTAAGCGGAGTCCTGTTGATACTTGGTTGCCATGCCGGACGCGACCAGCGCATCGTAGGCGGCCTTGGCGTCCGCTGTAGCGTCAGCCCATTCCTGTTTCGACTTCAGGCCGAAACGGTCCATCGCGTTCCAGACTTCGTCATAGCCAGGCTTGACGTTGCCCAGCTCGCGCACGACGGCCGGAATGGCGATGTTCGCCAGGTCGAGAGTCTCGGCCGACTGCTCGGCAATCTGCTTGGTGAGCTTCTCGGACTCGTCGGCGAAATCCTGGACGGCGCGCTTGAGGTCGTGCTTTAGGAGCCCGCGCTGCAGGTCGAGCCGGTCGTTGAGGTCTTCGATGTCGAAGCGCAGGAGCTTGGTCTGGGCGGCGAGGCGCTTCTTTTCGTCCTTCAGGTCCGCGGCCGATTTCTTCGCCGCGCCCATGTTTCCGGTAAGGGTCTTCAGGACGGGCGAGGTCGCCGCCGCCTCTTTCTTCGCGTTGCCCTGCTCCTTGGTGGTCTCGACGATCTGCTTTTCGTACTTCTTCGCCGAATTCCAGGCCTCATCTAAGCTGAGCAGCTTGTTCGCGCCGGGGATCTTTTTCGCCACATCCATGAAGGCATCGAACACGGCGACGACCGCGCCCCAGATCGTCTGGGCCGCGATCTTGATGCCCTCCCAGATCAGCTTCAGGCCGTCCCAGATCAGGCCCCAGGCGGCCAGGGTGTTGTTCTTGAGGTTCTCCCATACCAGGACGATAAAGTCGGCAATCGCGCCGAAGACGCCGAAGCTGCCCGCGTTCAGCTCATTCCAGACGGCATAGAGGAACCCGGAAATTGCATTCCAGGTCGCCGTCCACATCTCAGTGATGCCGTCCCAGGCCTGCAGCACCACGGCCTTGATGGAGGCCCAGTTGTCGTAGACCCAGACGCCCAGCGCGACGAGCCCGGCAACAGCCGCCGCAATCGCGGCAACCCACCCGAGCAGCGCGGCTGACGATACGCCGACGGCTGCAGCCATCGGACCGAGAACCGTGCTCACCGCGCCGATGCCGGTGGAGATTGAGCCAAGCAGAGCCAGCACAGGCCCCGCGGCGGCCACCAATCCGCCGAGCGCCGTGACGCCCACCAGGATTGGCTCGGGAAGCTCCGAAAACCAGGTCGCGAGCTGCACGACGACGTCCGCCAGTGGCATGAGCGCGCCGACGACCTTCACGATGGTCGGCAAGAGCGCATCGCCCAGCTTCTGCTGGAAAATCACCAGGTACTGCTGGATCTGCTTAAAGGCGAACCCGCTTTCGTTCACCCCCGAGGTCTGTTCCTTGAAGGCGACGGCGGTTGTGCCGGCCGCGTCGCCCATCGCCGCCGTTTTCTTGCTGAGGTCTTCGGCGTTCGCCCCGGCAAGCGCCATTGCGAGGGTCTGGCCTTCGATGGAGGAAAGATAGGTCTGCAAAGGCTGCTTGGTCTTCTCTGCAGCCTGCACGATGAGCTGGAGCGCGCCGCCGAGGCCCTGCTGCTGGATGAGCGCCGCGCCGGATTCGACGCCCATCGCCTTGAACAAGACGCGCATCTCGTCAGTGGGCGCAAGCAAGGATTGCAGCACGCCCCGGAGCTGGGTGGAGACTTCCGCCGCGCCGCCGGTTACGCCGGTCGCGGTGGCCATTACGCCAAATAGCTCTTCCTGGGAGACGCCGAGCGCGGCGGTCAACGGGATCACGCGACCGACGGAGGCGGCGAGGTCGGGAAAGTTGGTTTGCCCCAGCCGGACGGTGAGCAGCGCCAGGTCGGCCGCCTTCTGCACTGCCTCGGCCGAGGTGTCCCCGTATCCCTTGGTGACTGCCGAAGTGAGATTGATGGCGTCCTTGGTGGTAGCCAGGCCCGCCGTAGCGGCCATCGCGTTCGTGCGGAGGATACCGACGGTGTCAGCCGTGTCCCCGAATGCGCTGATGGTCTCGTAGAGGCCTGCGGATAGGTCGCCGGTTGCCTTGCCGGTCTCGATGGCCAGGTCCTGGACGTTGCCCTTCAGCTCCTTGATGCGGTCGGCCGAGCCCGGAATGAGGGTGGCGACGTTCGCCATGCCCTCATTCATCTGGGTGCTGAAGGCCGTTGCCGCGGCGGCGCCGCCGAGCAGTGGCAGGGTGACCCCGAGACTGAGCGAGCTGCCGACCTTGGTAAGCTGCTCGCCGGAAGCCATGAAGGACTTAAACCCGGCGTTCATCTTCCCGACAGCCGACGAGGTCTGTTGGACGATGCCCGCCATAGCGGCCTCGAAGCCCTTGGTGATCGCTTCGATGCGGATACTGATGGACTCAGACAGCGACATGCTGGGGGCGTCTCCTTTTCCGCGCTGGCCGTCTCGCCGGGATGGCCCCCGATTCGATCAGCCGTTTCGTGATGCCAGGCTTGGACAGGTCCTCGGCGGTAACCGTGACGACGCGGCCAGCGGCGAGCTGCTTTGCCATGGCCTCCATCTGCTCCGGGCTCATGGGCTCGATTTCGCGCCGCTTCAAGCTCGGAAAGTAGTCGCTCGGCTGGCGCGCGGCCGAGTTCTTCCCGCGAAACGTGTTCGCTTGCACGGCAGCCAGCACGCCGAAGCGAAGGTCCCAGGCCCGCTCGCGGCTGGCGTACTCATCCACAAGCAGGTCGAGCTGGCGAAAGCTCGTCCGATAGCACTCAGCCTCGGACAGCCCCAGCGTGCCCCGCATGAAGCGGTAGAGGCCTTCCCAATCTATTGAGGAAGCGCCTCGGGAGTAGGGCGCGGAGACTCATTCGGCGTGGCCGACGGGAAGCTCCGCGAGATGGCCTCATTGAGCGAGGCAGCGTAGGCCGGCAGGTCCTTCAGGTCCATCCGGTCGATGAGCTGCTCGCGGCTTGGGGCCTTTTCGCCCAGGTGCAGGAGTCCGCACCAGATCAGGTCGCGAATGTCGGTGATCCAGACCTTACCGGACGAGATCTTGCCGAAGGTTTCAAACAGGGATTTCCCCGCTTCTTCTTCCAGCCGGGCGATGGCCGGAGGCGAAAAGAACAGGTCAAAATTCTGGTAGTCGCCGGTCGCGTTCTTGAGGCGAATCTTGGCGTTCGGGGCAAAGGGATTCATGAGTGAGGCTCCTGAGGCAAAGAGCGCGGGGCGTGGTGCGATGCACGCCCCGCGGTTGGGGGTTGAGGGGTTGCGCGCTCGCGGCCTAGACGACCTCGGCGAGCGTGAAGTCCGAAACGATGCGGATTGCGCCGCCGAGCGTCATGGGGTCCGAGACGTTGAACTCCGGCAGCTCCAGCGACTTGATCCACCCGTTGAAGACCAGGGTGTAAACCGGGGTCGTCGGTAGGGTGATCTTGAACTCGCGATGCTCTCCAGACTTGGAAAGCTCGATGATGTTGTCGTCGCCTGCGTCGAAGTGGGTCGTATCGTCCGGGTCGAACAGGTAAACGAAGGGGCACTCGCCCAGGTCGCGAAGGCCCTGCACGGTGTAGCGCACCAGGTCCTCCATGATGGTTTCGTCCACTTCTTCGGAGTCGAACGTCAGGCCACCGAAGCGCACAAGCTGAACCGGCTTGACAAAGGCAGCGCCCGCCGCGTTTTCGAATTCGAGCGTGGCCCCTTTTGTCTTGTACCGAGTTGCCATAGTGTTACCTCCCTAAAGGGTGAATGGCGTCCGGCCGAGCTGATCGAACACGGCGCGAACGGATATCTCGACGAACAGCCGCGGGGCCTGCGCCGAATGTCCACGGTTCAGCGCGCCGATATAGGGCACGCTGTTGCTAAGGAAAATGGGTTGCCCGATGCGGTGCGTTTGGATGTCCCGCGTTCCGCGCTGGATGGACTCATCGCGCGTGGTTACGTCGGTCACCTCCAGGCGCTCCGCGCCCAGGCCCACAAGCCAGTTGCCGGAGGCCCGGCCCTGGTCTCGCGGCGTCTCGAAGGTCAGGGTGGTGAGCATCTGCAGGGTTGCGTACTGCAGCCGCGCCTCGCCCTTTTTCTTGACCTGCACTACGAGCGCCTTGACCTTCTTCTCGAAGTCGCGGGCGTTGAACTCCGCCGAGGCCTCAACTTTCACGCTCATGGCAGTACCTCGGTGAAGTCGAAGTCCACCAGGACGTTGGTTTGAAAGTGGGTGTCTTCTCCCTCTTCGGACTCCGCCCGGCCCACGTAGCGGCTGCGAGCCCGCATGTAGTGGATGCCGTCGGCCAGCGCGCCCTTGAAGGCGTCTTCCATGGCCTGCACCAGGATGTCCGACGCCCCCGGGCCTACATCCATCGGCGTGAAGACCTGCACCGCCACGATGCCCGATCGAACGAACATCGCGCCGTCCAGGGTCGCGTCCTCGGTGTCGGCAAACTGGATGGAGGGCCGCGCCCAGGGTCCGGGCCCAGGCTGAAACGCGGTGTTCTCCCATGCGATGGTCGAGGCGGGCTCTCCCGCGCCGGTCCAGGCCGAGAGGATCCGCGCCGAAATGAGGTCTCGTGCTTCTGCCCTGGTCATGCTCAGCGCCTCAGGTTGAGGGTGTAGAGAATGGGCTCGCCGCCCGGTTTGAGCGGTTCCACTCGGGTCACTTTCCAGACCGTGCCATCGGCCTCGGTGACAGAGTCCCCGACCGAGGGCGCGGTGGTGATCGAAGCGGCCGCGATCATCAGCTCGGTGTCGCCCGCGCGAATGTTAGTGCCGTCGATCCGACTAGCGTCGTAGTCGATCCGCACCGCGAGAACATCCACGGCCTGGCCGGTACCGGGTTCGGTTCCGAGCCACGGCTTGCCCGCGTCGACGGCGTCGCGATCCACCATCGCGTAGGTGATGGTGAACAGCCCGCCCTTGCCTTCGATGAGGCGCTTGGCGGTTGCACGCTGCCGGGTCCAGTCCGCCATCAGGTCCGCTCCAGTCGCGCCGAGATTCCCGAGATCGTGTACTCCCGCAGGAGCCGGTCGATTTCCGGGTAGGCGCGGAGTTCCTGCACGCCGCGAGGCTCGGAATACTGCGTCTCTTCCTCCAGAGGCCCCACCTTCTCGCGCTTGCGAACGACCGTGCCCCCGGTATCGTCTGCCGTCGGATCCGGCGCCAGCGCCCCGGAAAGCGCGCGCAAGGCCAGCTTGGCGGTTGCCTGCTTAACCTTGGTCGGGACGCCGAGCACGGCGCGGCCGTCCTCATCCGCCAACAGAGCCCTCGGGAATGCGAGCGCCTGGCCCGCAACCAGCCGGACGCCGCGAAAGCGGTAGGCGTAGCCGACATACTCGGTACCCTGCCGGATCGCCGCCTCCTGCTCAGCCTCGGTCGCAGCCGCGAACGTGGTATCGCCCAGGCTCGCCAGATAGGTTTCCACCCAATCGAGCGACACCAGGGCGTCGGCGGTTTCCAGTCCGGTTCCGTCTTCCACGATCAGCGCCATTGCTAGACCTCGGCGGGCGTTTCAGTTTCGGCCGGCGCGGCGGCCTCGGGCTCCGGCTTCGCCTTGCGGCGAGGGCCTGGGGCCTCCAGGCGGCCCTGTCCTGGGTCGGCGGCGGGAATGAAGCCCGCAGCCTTGAATTCAGCGAACTGGCCGGGTTCGATCACGACCGAATGCTCGCCTTTCACCATGCGAATGGTTTTCATCGGAACTGCTCCTTGTGAGTGAGGAAGGGTGGCCCCGGGCGCGAGCACCCGGAGCCCGTTCAGTCGATCAGGGCGAGCTAGCCGCGAAGACGGCAAGCCAGCTCAGGCCGCAGCAGCTTGTAGCCGTAGAGCACGTCGAAGCGCCAGTACCGCGTGGCGAACTTCGGATCGCGCCAGGTCTCCAAGCGGAGCGGAATGCCGCTCACCGGGTCGGTTGCCGTCGCGATGGTCGAGGCCTCGCTCTGGGTGGTTTGCCCGCTCTGCGAAAGCGGCCGCATGGCGAGGGTGGCGAAGTCGCGATGGAACGCCAGGTTCACGCGGTGGGAGTCCGAGACGGTGATCGCAGCATCGTTCGGGAAGCCCCCGGCAGGCGCGGCCGGGCTGAACGCGATGCCGGTGAAGGCCGAGCTGGAAGCCGTGATATTGGCCGTCACGACGTACTGGCCCTCGACACCGGCCACCGTGAACACGTCGCCCACGACCAGGGTCGCAGTCGCCGTCGCAGCGCCGTCGGCATTCATGGTGGTGGCCCCGGCAGATACCGCGCCGTTCACAGCCAGGCCGGTTTCCCCGCCCTGGGTGCCTGCGGTATGGAACGGGACATCCTGATCCATGAAGGTTTCGAAGCCGAACAGCTCGCCGAGCGAGGCCCGACGGAGCGCCTGAGTGGTGCCGGTCTTGTCGGCATCCTTGAAGGCGACCAGCATCGCCGCCTCGGCCTCGGGGTCCAGCACAAGGCGGCGGTCGCCGTTCGGCGCTTTCTGCTTGTTGAGGATCTTCCGCGAAGCCGTGATGTCGCTCGCATCGTCCGGGGTGGTACCGGCGACGCCAGCGTGCCCGTAAATTTCCGGGTAGAGCGAGAACAGGTCCTGATTGATCGCGTTCGCCAGGGCGCGGATGGACTCCTGCACGGCGGAAGGCAGGATCCCGCCCGACACGGAATCAAACATTTCCTTGTCGTTCATCTGGAACTGCTTGTACTTCCACTTGTTGAGCACCACGTCCACCTTGTTGTCGCCCAGGTCGGTGGAGCTGGAGCCGGTGGCCGGGTCGAAGTCGGCAGCCGCGCCGAGAGACTGCGGGAGCGGAACGCGAATGGTCTGGTTTTGCTCAGCCGCCTGCGAATCGAAATCGCGGTTGATGAGCATGGGGAGAGTGCAGGCCTCACGAAGCACCGGCAAGGCCAGCGGCATGATGAGGGTCTGCATCAGATCGGTAAAGCTGTTCGCCATGGAGGCGTCCTCCTAGTTGAGATCGGGCCTTGCCCGGCTATTCCGTGCGAACGTCGATTCGCCCGGCGACCTTGTCTTTGACCAGCTTGGTCCGATCCGCGTCGGAGGCCTCGGAGAGCTTAGCAGTCCACTCCTGCAGGGTGTAGGTCTGCACCCCGGCGCCAGCGCCGGAGGCAGGGGGAGCACCGCTACCGGATTGGCCCGCGCCGTCGAAGCATCGGGCGTAGATCGGATCCGCTTTCAGCTCGTTAACCAGGTCCTCGACGCCGAAAAAGGAGCCATCGGCCTTCAGCCGCTCCGCACCCTGGGCGTTGAGTACCCGCGTCACGGGCTTGCCATTTTCCTCTTTCACGACCACCTGGGACTGGATCGCAGGCAGCAGGAGCTGCGGGAGCCCCTTCGCCGCGCTGATCGCCGAAACCGCCGTCGATTCCACCAGGACCGAGCGGAGCTGTTTGTCCTTCTGCTCGATAGCCTGCTGGAGCGCGGCCTTTTCGGCTTCGTGCTGCTGGACGAGCTGCTGCTTGACGGCCTCGATTTCATCGCCGGACTTGCCGGGCTTGTAGAGCTTGCCCTGGGCGACGAGGGTCTTTACCTCGTCAACCGCACCGAAGGCGCGGTACTGGGTCAGCTCGGATTCGAGGGTCGCCTTTGCTTGCCGCTCGCTCTGCAGAGCCGAGATCAGCTTGCTGTTATCGACCTTTTTACGCAGCGGTTCGATGAGGGCGAATCCGCCTTCGGCCGGCTCATAGAGCCCGCGGAACTGCTCCGGAATTTCGGTTTCTGCCTTGATGGTCAGTGGGAAGTCGAACATAAGAACCTCACGTTCTTTTGGGCGTCACGCCCTTGGGGTGGGAGTCTGCGGAGAGCATCACGCTCGCCGGAGGGACGTTCCTCGCGTCTGCGTCCCTTTTTATGGGTGCGAAGTTACCGGACGGACGGCCTCACGCCTTACGGTCGGCATGGAATCCCGAGCGGTGTGCTTTCAATGTGGTAGGCCACATCCTCGGGTCCCCCTTCGCCTCTCCGCCTCATTCTGGCCTGCAGCCGCTGGCGCGAACGCCGATACATTCGGCTGGCGGCGCGCGTTTCCTGAACGTCTTGCCACTTTTCGACCCACAAGTGGACGGCCAGAAAATAGGTTTTCCATCGGGAAATCAGGCGGTTGCGTTCGCGCTCGTGTTGCCGCGTGAGCCGCTCGCGCTCTTTATCGACCAGCACGCGCATAGTTGACGCGCCCGCCTCGTCGCCCCGGTCAATCCGCCGCGCGATTTCCTCGTCAAGCAGCGCCAGCAGGCTTCGGGTGAGCGCTTGCCAGTCCGCTACGTCGCGCGCCACCTCGAACGCGCTGCGGGCCGCCCCAGCTTGCAGGTCCGCGACCTGTGATTCGAGGGCCTTGACCTGCGTTCGCAGCTCCTTGGTCGCCTCCTGGACGGCTTGCGCGGTGCGTTTCGCGTCCGCGCGTGCCTTGCCGGGGATCAGGTGCTTGCGAACCTGCTGCATTTTCGCGTCCTGGCGCTTGGCCTCCTGGCGCTCGCGCATCTCGGCCTGGCGCGTCGCAAGGTCAACCATTGAGCACCCTCGGGTAGTCATGCGGCAGGCCGCGATCCATTGCGACCAACAGGCTTGTGATCCGAACGATTGCGTTCTCCAAGATGATGGTCTCCAGGCGTTCGCCACTGCTGATCTTGGATCCGGCGAACAGGATATGCAGCAGCTCGTGAACGACCAAGGCTTCGACATCCAGCGTCGGCTGGAACGGGTCTGCAGGATGGTCGAGAGGGTCGAGCACCTGAATGTAGGCGTTCAGGTTTTCTACGACGAATCGGCAGGTCGCGTTGTTGTCTCCCATATCGAAGCCGCGGCCATAGCTCACCGCTATCGCCCACGCGCCGAGCCTCAGCCGCGGGGCCCACTTTTCCACTAGTGCTTTCAGGTCAGGTCGCTCACTCATAAGCCCGCCCTTTCGAAGGCCTCGGCCTCACGCTGCCGGAGTTCCTGGATGGTGTACTGCCGTCCGGATCGGTCTACAAAGTCCGGCAGCTTCAGGTCGCCGCGGCGGAACAACTGCGCCCGGGTCTTGCCGAGCACGTCGTTCTGCGTGGCAACACTCTGCCGCGAAAGCCACTCCTGGTAGTTGGTGGTGGCTGGAACGCGGCCGATGTTCTTCTCGACCCACTGCGTTCGGATCGATCCGATGGCCTGGTTGCGCTGCTGCGCGGTCATGTTTCGCCATCGGTCCCCGGCCTGCTCTTTGGCCTGGGCGCGGAAGTCGGCCAGGCGCTTGGTCGGGTTGCGCTTGTCGATCACGTAGGGCCGGTTGCCGACGATGGCCAAGCCGTTCAGGACCGGAGCCATGGCCGAGCGGCAATTCCAGTGGGCCGGAGGTCTGGGCCCGGATGTCGTCGGGAAGACCTGGCCGTCTCGCGCCATGCAAACCGGCGTGGTTCTGCCGTCGAGGGTCGCAATCCAGATCAGGCCGCTGATTATGTTCGCGTTCGCGTCGAACAGCTCTTCGCGGGCCGCGTTCGCGGTATGGTTGAGCGCCGTTCGCGCCATCGCCTCGGCGTCACGCCTGGAGGCCTGCAGGATGCCGTCGCGGAAGCGGTTCGCCCGGGTGCCACGGATCCGCCGCACAATCTGGTCGGTGGTCTCGCCTTCGAGGAAACCCATGCGAATCGCGGATTCCAGCCGTCGGTACTCGGTCTGCTGGAGGCTGCGCGCCCATTGCCGCATGATCTTTCCGGCGAACGGCCGCGAGAACAGGCCGGCGCGTAGAGCGCCAGCCGTCGGCATGTTCAGCTCCAGAGCAATCGGCACCACGCCCTGGATGGCCCGCGCCTGGAAACCGACCTCGTAAGAGGCCAGCTCAATCATCTGCTGGCGCACTTCCGCGTCGATGGCGACATAGACCTCCTTACGAAGCTCGCGGATGCGCTCCAGGAGCTTCGCCATTCGTTCGCGGTCTGCTCGCCGCAGGGTGCGGCCTGGACTCGTGAATTGGTCGAGGCGGCGGCGGATTTCTTCAGCCAGCGCCGCCTCGCTGGCGTTGAGCAGGGCGATCACGCCGCGCACGTTTCGCCCCTTCAACCGTTCCAGCCCGACCGCATGGCCGATTTCGATGTCCCTGAGATCATCGTTGGCTGGCATCGTTATTCCTCGCCTCCCGGGTCAGGGTCGCCGAAGTCGCCAGCCGCGGGGCCTTCTACCCGCAGCAGCTCCAGCTCAGCGTCGACGTCGAAGGCGTCCGCGAGCACGCCATACCGTTTCAGCTCCGACAGGTAAGTCTTGGTGGTGATCGCGCCCTGGCCCCAGGCCCGCTCAAGCGCCTGCAGCTCGGGCGCGCTGATCGTGACCGCGTCGAAATTGCTGTGGATGGTCGCCGATGGCGTCCGTTCCTCGCGAATCCCCATCCATCGGGCCGCGAAGACCAGCGCGCGCTCGACCGAATCCACCATGCGGAAAGCCATGGACTCCAGCGCCGAGGACTCCTTTCCGTTGTCGATGGCCGCGCCGGTGGCCGTCATATTGCCCGGCCGGCGCGTGATGAGGTCCGCGCCCATCGTCGCCATTTCGGCCTTCAGGTCTTCGAGGTCCTGACGGCCGGATCCGATGGCGGCGCCGGAGTGCTCGACGTAGGCGAATTCAGCGTCCGGGTTGCTGGACAGCAGGAGCTGGTTCGGGCCGATGAGCACCTGGCCGTCGGCCTCGCGGCTGCTGAGGCCGGTGGCCGTCAGGATCGGGAATCGTGCCACCGACAGGATGTTGCGCTGTTCGGTGGACGAGCGCCAGTGGGTGAGGTTGGCGTAGGCCAGGCTCAACAGGGGCGGCTTGGACCGCATGAACCCTTTCCGCTGCGCGTAGAACGTCACCAGAGGGACTTCTGGCATGGTCAGCGGCCCCTCATCGATCCGGACCCAGGACGTTTTCCCTCGTTCGCTGCGTTCCTCCCAGAGCTGGAAGGAGCCAGGCTCCAAGACGCGAATCCGGTTTACCAGGCGCTCCGTCCAGCCCTCGCGAACGACGACCGGCTCCAGGATGCGCGCGTGGATGATTCGCTCGGTCCCGTCCTGATAGTCGGCGTAGGCCGCCAGCAGGTTCTCGGGTGGAATGTGGACGAAGTAGGGCCGGGTCTGCAGCTCTTGATCGCGGCGAACCGGGCCCCGGACGCTCGGGTAGTCGATCAGCATGTGGGAGTGCCCCTTCGCGAGGGCATCCATGAACCAATTCCGCACAACGACGCTCAGGTGATCGCCCTGCCGGTTGGCGTTCTCGGCGATGAGCTGCAGCCGCGGGTCGCCATCCTGGGAGAGTGCGACCGGCTTCGCGAAGACCATGGAAACCATGTGTTCCAGGGTCAGCTCCAGGTAGTTGTAGAAGTGCGAGGACTTCAGCCTGCGCTCGTAGGCTTCGGGTTCCTCATGCTTGTATCGCGGCAGGTAAGTTTCGCGGGCCGCCTGCAGGGCGTCCGTTCCTTCGAGCAGCGTCGAGATGAGCTTCCACCGCTGGGCCTGGTCGGTCCAGGCCTTCGACGGGGTCGCTACCGAGAGATTGTCTGTAGCCATCAGAAAGTGCTCCTTGAGGTCCTCGGGCGCTCATGAAGCACCCGGTATCTGGTTTCGTCGGCGATGTGATCCTCGGTCTTCGAGTTCACGTCGTCAGGGTCTTTTTCGTCGCGGGAGAGAACGGGAAAGGTCCGGATGAACTGCCGACAAGTGTTGAACACGAACAGCCTGGGGCCTTCCGGCCGGTAGACGTTGTCAAGGCGTTGCCGGATGAGCTGCCAGCCGTTCTTGCGGGTGCCGGTTGCCTTGTTTGCCGGGAGCCAATCGACGCCCTCGGCCAGCATGTCGTCAGCGATGCACTGCCCGCCGGAGCGGGTGAAGATCTGGGTGTCAGCCGGGCCAGGCAGCACGCGAAGCCCCATGGCGGCCTCGCGCTCCTTGATGCCGCGCGCAATCTGGGCATTGGTCAGGTTCAGGCCCTTGTTGGGCGTGCCCGTCCAGCCGTACCACTCGGCGATGCGGAACAGGTCCCCGCGCCGGGTTGGCAATTTCGTGCCATCGCGGAGGGTGGCATCGGTCCCGTCAGATTCCGCCCACCAGCCCACCGAGAACGGAGCCGATGAGCCCCAATCGAACGCGCGGTCCACGTACCAGCTCTTGGGAATCTCGAACGGCTGGATGACGTGATCGGCCTCCCGCCAGTCGGAATCAAACATGCCGCCCGATGTGATGTCCCAGGAGCCCTCGACCCATGCGGCGCGCCGGTTCGGGTCAGGATCCGTCAGCAGGCGCCGGACGTACTCGGGGTCCGTTTCGATCAGGATTCGGTTTTCCCACAGCACGCCCCGGATGGCGACTCGGGCGATACCTTCGCTGTCGTGGATCAGGTGGCCGCGCGGCGCGGGCGAGATGAATCGATCCTTCACCCATCCGTGGCCAGGCCCCCATGGGTTGGTTGTGCTCCGATAGTGCCTGGGCATGCCGGGGAAGGTGGACCGGCAGCAGGCCTTCATCATGTCGTAGAGTTCCGGGTCAGCCCAGGCCGTCAGCTCCTCCCAGCCAATCCATGGGTATTGGTGGCCGTGATAGCTCCAGTAATCTGTCTTGCGCGAGCCATGCCGAAACAGAAGCTGCGCGCCGTCTGGAAACCTCCACTTGAAGGTGGACTGAGACTCAAGGAACCGAGCGCCCGGGAAGATGCGCGGGAAGTATTTCCGCGAGCGGGCGATCAGGTCCTCAAAGTCCTTGTAGTAGCGGCGGAACAGGATGCCGCGCCAGTTCTCGCCGAATCCGCGGCCGACGAACTGGGCAAAGTCCATCAGGAGCGCGTCGGTTTTGCCTGGGCCGCGCGTGCCCTCGTAGAGGGTTTCATAGACCGGGCAAGACAGGAAAAGCCCCTGGGAGCCAGGCTGTGGGCTCCAGATCACCTTCCCGTTGGGCGCGTAGAGCGTCGGGCGTGGCTCTTTGATGAGCCTCGCCGACGATACGCTGGCGTTAACCGGCGGTACGCCAGCGTTCACTCTGGAAGCCATGCTTAGAGGTCTGCCGGTGGGCCGGACGCCACCTTCGCATGGTGATCCTCGGACTGTTTGGCCCAGTCCTCAGTGTTGACGGCCTGAGGCACCACCAGGACGCCGTGCAAGGTTCCGCCTTCCTCGATATCGTGCTCATGCTTGACCTGGTCGGATTGGCCCAGGAGGTTCTTGCCGAGGAAAATCTGCATCGGTACCGAGCCGTTCAGCGCGGTCTTCCACTGCAATCGTCGCAGCGTCATCTTGCCCTGGGCGCGCCCCTGCTCCAGCGCCTCCAGGAAGGCCTCATCCTGCTTGTAGGTGGTCACCGTCCGGCGCGAGACACCCAGTTCGGCCGCGATCTCTTCGTCCGTCGGGTGGAAGCGCCCCATGAGGCGAACCTTGTCGAGGTCGATCTGTCTCTTTTTCCTGGGCATCGCCTACAGCTCCACCACGTAACCAGCGAACTCGGCAAATCGGAAGAACTCCGCGCCGTCGAGGGTCTGCAGCTCGCGGAGACTCAGCGGCCGCTGGATTCCGGCCAGGCTCAACTCCTTCGTCATGATGCTGGCTGGCTCCGCTCCCGCCCGCTGCTTGCAGGCAAGGGTGAGCCGCCAGAGCGCGGTTGAAAGGTATCCTCCGGCCGGCTGGATTTTGTCCACTACGATCAGCGCGCCCCCGGGCCGGATCTTGCTTTTCAGTCGCGGGATGAGCTTGGCCCGATCCGTCGGCGGCAGGAACATCAGGCTTAGGAAACAGATCACGACATCGCAGGCCTGATAGTCGAAGGCCCTGGCGTCGGCCAGCACGACGCTATGGCGCTCGCCTTTGCGGTATCGCGTGACCATTTCCTCGCTTGCTTCCACGCCCACCAGGCGCGCGCCGCGAGCCTTCAGCGTGGGCTCCAGGGCCGCGCCCAGGTTGCCCGTGCTGGCGCCGATGTCGTAAACCAGCCCGCCCTCCGGGATATAGTGGCGCGCGATTTCAACGGTCGCCATGGTGACCAGCTCGTACCACGGCAACTGCTCGCGGACGTGGGCGTCGAAGCCGTCGGCCACCTCCGGCCGCTTGAATGTCCAGTCCTTGGGGATCTCCACAAAGCACCTCCAACTTTTTTTCGAAAATAGGTATTTTATACCTTGACACAGCCCTCGGTTCGGTATATTCTACCTACATGAGCATCAACAACACATTCGGAATCGAAATCGAGATGGCGTCCATCCCGGACGGTTACAGCGCCCTGATTAATGCGCTCCGCGCCAAGGGCGTCAGCGCCAGCTATGAGAGCTACAACCACAGCACGCGCGCTCACTGGAAGCTCACCACCGACGCAAGCTGCGGATGGGAATTGGTCAGCCCGGTCCTGACAATCGGCGAAGACGCCTTCGAGGAAGTCCGTAAGGTCTGCGAGGCCCTGAATGAGTGCCGCGTGGTGGTCAATCGAAAGTGCGGCCTGCACGTTCACATCGGTGCCGCTCACTTCAATATCCGGGCGCTCAAGAACTTCGCCAAGAACTATCTGAAGTTCGAGGACTTTTTCGATGCGATCATGCCCGAGAGCCGCCGCCGCGATAACAACCGCTTTATCGCCAGCCACCGCTCACGCTTCGGCGCTTACGATTCCGAGGCCGCCATCGCGACCGGGTTCAACCGGATCACCGAAGCCACCGACCTCCGCGCCCTGCAGATCGTCATGCAGCCGAACCGGGAAGCCTACTACGCAGTGAGCGAGCCGAGCCGGTACTACAAGCTGAACCTCACCGCGTTCGGACGCTATCAGACGGTGGAATTCCGCCAGCACTCAGGGACGACCGACTACCGCAAAATCCGCAACTGGGTCCTTCTGCTGAACGAGTTCACTCTGAAGTCGGCAGTCGGCGCGCCGCGCCCCCGGAAAGCGACCAGCCGGGTTTCCACCGGCGAAGCGATGAGCCGCTTTTTCACCATGTTCGGCATCGCCAAGGAACAGCGCGATTTCTACCGCGCCCGCTTCGCCGAACTGCACCGCAACCCACAGGCCCAGGGCTAATCGCCCTTGACCTCATCAAGCCGATACGGTACAATATACCCAAGAGAGCGAGAACCATGAGCAACCAAAGCAACCCCACCGCGAACCGCGAACTAGTCTTCGTCTACGGAACCCTGATGCGGGGATTCGGTAATCACCGCGTCATGCGCTACGCCCAGGGCGAGCTGCAGGCGCGCGCCACGGTCCCAGGCGAGCTGATCCACCTGGGCGGATACCCGGGATTCCGGCGCGCCCCCAAGGGCACGGTGCACGGTGAGATTTATGCGGTACCGCCCAGCGGATTCGGCCCGCTCGATTCCCTTGAGGGCGTCCCGAACCTTTACACCCGCGAGCGCATCCAGGCGACCACCGAAGACGGCCAAACGGTCGAATGCTGGATCTACGTCTACGCCCGAGACGGACGCTACGCCTACGGCGTCCTGGAGAGCGGCGACTGGCGCGACGAAGAGGTTAATATGCTCATCCGGAGCGTCCAGGAGATCGACTGATGGCCCGGTATTACATGGCCTACGGGTCCAACCTGAACAAGGCCCAGATGCGCTTTCGGTGCCCCCAGGCGCGCCCCTATCGGGCGCTCCTGCTCTCCGACTTCCGGCTCGACTTCCGCACGGTCGCCGACATCACCTACAAGCAGGGCGCGAATATTGCCATCGCCCTCTACCAGGTCACGGCGGCCGACGAGCGCCAGCTCGACCGCTTCGAGGGTTTTCCCTGGAAGTATGGCAAGCGCGAATTCCCGTTTGAAATCACGAACGCCGACGGCAGCACGGAGCGCGTCGACGGGTTCTTCTACTACATGAACGGCGGCGCGATAGCGCCCCCACGGCGCGAATATGCCGAGCGAATCGGCCGAGGGTATCAGGACTGGGGCCTCCCGGTCGATCTACTCCAGCGCGCCATCAAGCGCTCGCAGCGCGCCATCTACAAGTCAGCCAGAAAGGAACTTCAATGGCAGGGCCTGATCTAACCCCAGCGGAGCGCATTCGCGCCACCATGAAAGCTCACCGGCTCACCTACGAGGCGGTGAGCCAGCTCCTTCACGTCAGCAAGCATACGGTTGCCGCGTGGCTCAAGCCGACGACCACCAAGAGTCACAACCCCGCGCCTATGATGGCCGCGGAACTGCTCGAACTGAAGGCCGGGCAGGCCCCAGAATCTGGTCGGCTTCCGTGATCGCGGCCTGCAGCTCGCTGGCCGTGATGGCGTCAATGCCGAACTCGCGATACATGGCCCGCGTCTGCGGGTTGCTCTCCAGCGCGAAGTAGGCCGCATCGCGGCCATAGACGGGAAACACGAGGCGCTCCAGCATGGCGCGCTTTGCCAGAGGCGGCCGGAGGCCGTCTTCGTTGAAGTGCGCTTCGCCAGGCCTCCAGCCGGTTTTCAGCAGCAGGCTTTCGAGCGTCTGCTGCCGGTACTTGGCCGGGCGCGCGGTCAGCATGATGACGTTCCTATCGCGGAGCAAGTCCACCAGCCAGGCCCGGTAGACCTCCTGCTCAATCTGGCGCGAGAACGGCGAAACCTTCGTAGTGCTGTTCTCCACCAGGGTGTAGTTGAGGTCCAAGAGGATAATCACAGCTCGACTCCCAAACGCCGGCCGAAGGCGTCCAGCGCCTCGGCAACCAGGCCCATCCTTGTGCCGTCAGGATACGGCAAATCGAACTCGAACACCAGCGCCTCCCGGAGCGCCCGCAGGTCCACCGGTTTCGGCCGCGCGCATACCGCGTTCAGGTTCACGCTGTTCTTCGTGATCTTGACCGACTCGAAGCGCTCGGAGAGCAGCGCGTGGAACTCGCTTGGCTGGTGGTACTTCTGCACCTTGGGCGCGGCCTGGAAGTCGCCGAGGGTGATGTTGGGCTCGTAGGCGAGCTGGAAGCCGATGTAACTGCGGGAGCGTTCCGCCAGATACTCCCCGCCGCGCGCGCTGCGTATGCTGGCGTGATCGGCGTGCATCGTGACGGAATAGAGCTTGGTGGAAGGCGCGCACAGCGCGGAGCAGATCGCCAGGATCTTGCGGCGGTCCTCCATGAACGGGACCGAGTTGAAGACCGAGGCGATAAAAACCGAGGTGTACTGCACGTTGCGCCGGACATCGTCGAGGAAGGCGCGCGCAATCTCGACGCTGGCTCGCTTGTCGATTTCGCTCCCGGCTCCCAGGTGGTAGGGCTCGAAGGCGGAAACGTGGACGCCCACCGAGCGAAGAATTTTGGTTTCCGTCAAGTGGCCCGCGCCGAAGTCCACCACGGAATTGCCGTAAATCTTCTTCCACCGCGCCAGGTTGGCCGGGGTGGTCATGTCGAACTCTTTTGCGTTCTCGGACAGCAGGAACGTGAAGCCGCGGCCGAGGCCTTTTCGCTGCAGCCGGGCGCGGCGGAATGAGTTGTACCGAAGCGTGTCCCGGTACCGAGTGTGCAGGTCGAAGTCCATCGACAGCAGGTTCAGCATCGCGTCCGACAGCCGCGCCTCATCCTCGCTCACCCACACAACCTCGACCGTGGAGGCCTTCTGCGTCGCCAGCATCTGCAGGCGGCCGAGGCCGTTCACGCAACGGTAGTCGCGCGTCGCGACGATGGGCATTTGCACGCCCTTGTTGCGGAGGGTCTTGGAGATGTTGGAGGCGTACTCCACCCAGCGGCCGCTGTTCGCTTTCAAGAACGGGGCGATAGGCTCCACGCTCGGGCGCATGCAGCGCCAGAAGGCCTCCGAGTCCACCGCAAGGTCGGGCAGGTGGCGCGATAGGGCGTCGAGGTTGACGGCCTCCAGCGCTTCCGTTAGGGACTGCGGGGTGGAGCTGTTGCTCATGTCGTTCGTTCCCCGGTTGAACACGATATTCAGGGCCTTCCGCTGCTCCAGGCTCATCGGCTTCACGCGAGAAACCGGGATCCGCTTGCAGCCCATTCTGGAGGCAACCAGGTGACGCTGGTGGCCGGAAAGGATCTCGCCATCGGGGTCCGCATAGATTGGCAGCAGGAAGCCCAGCTTCCGCAACGAAAGCTCAATGAGGTCCAGCCGCCGCGGATCGGATTCGCGCGGGTTGTAGGTGGACGGCCGGACGCTGTCGATAGGAACAAGCTCAATCACAGCCCGAGCCTCCTGCGGATTTCGCCGACAACCGAAGGCGCGTCAAAGCCGACCTCTTGGCGGATCCGCTCTTCCCAGAGCAGGAATTCGTTTCGCTTGATCTGGCCGCGATAGCTGCCGACGGTGAAAGACGTATCGCCAGCCTCATCCTCTTCGGGCGTATCGGCCGGCAGGTCGGGGTCGTCTTCCGCGGCCGAGATGTTTTGCAGCTCGGAATCGCTGAACCCGGTAAGCGCCAGGTCAAACTCCAGGCCCCTGAGGTCTTCGAACTCCAGCGCCAGCAGGTCGAAATCCCAATCCGTTTCTTGGTTGGTGCGATTGTCGGTCAGGCGGTAGGCCTTCACTTGCGCGGGCGTCAGGTCGCGGGCGACATGCACCGGCACCTGGGCGACGCCGAGCTTCTGGGCGGCAAGCAGCCGGGTGTGCCCGGCGATCACCACTCCCTGGGGGTCCACCACGATAGGTTGGCGCCAGCCGAATTCCTTCAGTGAGGCGGCGACCTTGTCGATGGCCGGTTGCCCGATCTTGCGCGCGTTGCGCGCGTAGGGCGTGATGCGTTCGATGTTCCACTTTTCAATTTTCATGGGAAGAAAAAAAGCCGCCCGGGCGTCCACCGGGCGGCACACAAGGAAAGGATTGGCTTGGGTTTGAGATGGGGAGAGCGCTGCCTCTGCACTCCCCCCGAAGCGCCCGCCAGGAGATCGAACGAAACGGGCGCTGCCTCGTAGGCTCAGTGTCGCATCGCCTTAGGTTGGAACCGTGGCAATTGCCGGGCGTGGCGCTGAGCCTGCGGAGACAAGGCGTCGCGGAATCGAATGGGTTAAAGCTCGCAAGATCGGGCTCCAGGCATGAGTGCGGACGTGCTCAAACGAGCTGGGCCCGGAGCGCGTGAAGGTGACCGAGTCCTCGGCCTTCGGCAGCTTCCGGGCGCGGAGCCGCTTCAGCGCGGCGTCGAATTCCAGGCTCCGGCCTGGCAGGACCTCGACGGCGCGAATCCGGCGTCGGCCGAGAAACCGGACGATGCCCTGCCGCTGCAGGCCGCGCGCCTCGTCGTAGTGCAGGCGCTCGACCCACTTCGGCCGGCTCAGGTCGATCACTCGGAACCTTTTGTTCTGAAGACTCATGCGAATACAGCTCTCCCGTCATGAGTGCGGGAGTTTTTCGAGGGAAACTGCGGAAAAACCTGGAACCCGGCGACACCCGCTCGCAGTCGCTTTCCTCGACGTTATCCGGGCGCTGGCCGTGGTGTCAAGGCAAATCGTTGCCAGCCATTCCTGACGCCATGGCAACCGCGAACTGGCCTAAAACTGGCCTGCGCGCCGGAACCCATGTAGAATGAGTGCGGATGCAAGGTCTGCAAAACCTCGTACGCCGGTTCGATTCCGGCCCGTGCCTCCATCCTTAACCCCTCCAGCTCCCTCTAAGTCCTTTCCTGTCAATCCTGCATCCTGGCATCTGGCGACAATGACGCCAGACGCCATTGCGCCAAGGTGACAAGCGACGACACAAGCATCCTCTCGATCCTGGCCTGAAACTGGCCCGGCAACTGGCCCAAACCTGGCTCAGGCCTGGCCCGGCGCTCGAAAGTTTTTTCGGGAAATCGGCAATAGGGTATTGCATACCCGTCTCACTAGTGATACATTAGAAGTATGAGCAAGACAGAAAACATGACGACGAAAATCACGATCAGCTACGACATGCGATTCACGAAGGGGGCCTGCAAGGGCATCGTGATCGCAAAAAAGGCGACCTTCCGCTGCATGGAAGACGCTAACGCGTTCGCCGACCGTGAAGGGATCGAGCAAGACGACTACGTCAACGAAAACATGAGCGTTGAACTCCGCTAAGGCGGAGTCCCCCAGCAAGGAGCCAGCAACCATGACCATCGAACGCAAGATTCAATACGCCCAATGGGCGATGGAGAGCCAGGCCGAAAAGATCGGCCGGCTGCGTACCGAAATCCTGCAGGCCGTCAGCCGCCTGCACAGCGAGATCCTGGCAGAGTCCAGTCGCGCCGAAGGGGAGATAGACCGGCTGCAGGGCGAGGCCGAGTTCGTGCGCCGCGTCCAGGAGGTCGTCAACTTTTCAGCCAGCAAGCTAAAGCACCTCTTAGCCCGGGACGCCCGCGAAATCAGCGAAGCCCAGGCTACCGCGGCGAGTCTGCCGCTCATGCAGGAAATTGCGGCCTTGACCGCGCGCCAGGAGGCAAAATGAGCACCCCGCAAGTCCAGCGGCCGCGCTTCGATCTCGGCCGCGTATTCATCACGCCCGGCGCCAGGGCACTTCTCGGCGGTCCCTTTGTCGCCGAAGTGACCGCGCGGCGCTACATTGCGCGCCACCTGAAGGAAGATTGGGCCGAGATGGACGAGCACGACCAGCAGGCTAACCGCGACGCCATCGAACGCGGCGAGCGCGTTTTCTCAGCGTTCACCCACCAGGGTGAGCGCCTCTATGTCATCACCGAAGCCGACCGGGCTTCGACCACCATCCTGCTGCCGGAGGAATACTAGCCATGGTCGCCCTTGAAACGAAGTACCGCGAGCTGGCCCGCGAATCGCGCCAGCGCTCCAGGGAGAGCTACGAGCGATCCGATACCGACGGGTTCCTGAGCCAGTGGGCTGGGGACCTCACCGCCCGCAAGTACGACCTGCAGGCCGACATCGAAGCCGACGGCGGAACCGCATGGTTTCCTCGTCTCGTCACGGTGGACGGCCGGAAGCTGGATGCCAAGATCACCCAGACTCGATACGGAGCGTGCTGGATGATCCGACGCGAAGGCCACCCGCCGCAGTTTTGCCCGCTCGCAGTACACTGGCAGGAAGGCGGCAAGGGCCAGGCCGACGAATTCGGCTACGACAGCCGCTCGCAGGCCCGCCTCGCCAAGCGAGGATTCCGCCAGATCATGGTCGAGCGCCCGGCAAAGGCCGAGATCGTCGGGACCGGGCGCGGATTGTCAGGTAGTGCATGGGCGACCACCATCGAAATCACGAGCCCCTTCGATCTGAAGCTATGGGCGAGGACTCATCCGGAAACGGCGGCGCGCCTCGGGATTGGCGGGGACCGATGAGGCGGCGAGTGACGGCCGAGGATTCCATGCAGGCCGCGCTCCGCGTCCTGGGGGCGCGTGGAGGCCTCAGCCGCGCCGAGGTCTATTCAGCCATGACTGCCCGCCGCGCATGGACCTGGAGCGACGTAAACAGCGCGTTGCAGAGCCTCCAGGATATCGGGCGCGTGCACTGCGTTTTCGGCCGCTTCTACACCACGCCATCGGCTGCTCGCGCCGCGCTCGAATCGCGCTTCGCCGAGCTAAGCGCCTAGTCCATCAGCTCCGGAAAGCCATCGCTGCCAGCCTTCACGGCCGGAGCTGGCTTTGGCGCTGGCGCCGGGGAAACGGCCGGCGCGGGTGCAGGTTCCTCATCCTGCTGCTGGCTCGGATCCGCGGGCCGCAGCTCCACCTCCGAAACCGTCCCACCTTCCGCCTCAGGGTGAATCATCACGGCGACCGCCTTTGAATTCAGCGTTGCCAGCGCCATGCCCGCGCCCTCTGGAGTGGCAGCAATCACGTTGACGAAGTCCCCCACAGCGTCTGCCGTTCTCAGCGAGAATCCCTCGTCGGCCTGGAAGGCCAGGCGGTGCCCGCTGGTCAGGATCACAAAGAGCTTCTTCATTGAATCGGCCTTTCCGCCTGGACCTCAGCCCAGGGCTTTCGCATCGCGTCCAGGCGTTCCATCGCCTGCATTTGATGTTCGAGGGTAGGGTGAACGTAGCAGAGCACGGCGCGAAGGCCGGAGTGCCCCAGAATTGCCGCGAGTGAGGCCAGGTCGATACCGGCCTGGGCCGCGCGGGTGGCGAAGGTGTGCCGAAGGTCGTAGAGCCGAAACACGAGTCCGGTGGCGATCAGAACTTCGCCGTGGGCGTGATCCATCCTCGCCCGAGGCTGGCCATCGTAGACCGGCGACGGAAAGAGCCAGGAGCCCTTTACGCGAGCCAGGCGCGCCCCCAGAATCGACTTGGATTCAGCGCCCAGGCGCAGGGTGCGCTTGGCCGACTTCGTCTTGCCGGTGCGAACGTGGAGCAGTCCGCGCTCCAGGTCCACGTCCTGGGCCCGGAGCCGAAAGACCTCATCCGGCCGAAGGCCCTGCAGCAGGATCAGCCGCGCGAAATCGAACAGGTCGGGGAATCGCTGGGCTTCGGCGAAGTACCGGCGCTCATCGTCCTCGGTCAGGATCACCCAATCAGTGGCGTTGACTTGCGCGGGCTTGCGGACCTCCCGGCAGGGGTTTTCCGTGACCCACCGCTGCCGGATGGCGTAGCGAAACAGCAGGCTAAGGTTGGAAAGATCCTTGCGGATCGTGTTCGCCTTGACGTCGGTGGAGAGCCTCCAGGCCTTGTACTGGTCGATGTCGCCGGGCGTGATCGCAGCCAGCTCGAAGCGCTGGAAGAACAGCTTCAGGCTGGTAAGTGAGCCGAGGATAGCCCGGCAGGAGTTCGGCTTCTGATAGGTGGCCGTGACCCAGGCCTCAAATCGCTTGGCGACCTCACTGAAGGCGATCCGCTTGGGGCGCGCTTGGTCCGGGGTAATCAGCGCCCGGGTTTTCGCTTCGCGTTCGATGCGCGCCGCCGTGGCGCGGTTTGATTCGACGGCCTCCAAGCCGGTCGAACCGCTGAAGGTTTTCCCGGCGACCTGGAAGCGGTAATGGAACTTCCCGTTCTTTGAGCGGAGAGGCATGGTTGGTGGTTTGCTCCTGGATGTATTTTTGCAGGTCGGCCGCGCGGTATCGCACCAGGCGGCCAGCCGTGAAGTACGAAGGCCCCGTCTTTTCGCCGCGCCAGCGCGCCAGCGTTCGCTCGGAGACCTGCAGCAGGCTGGCCGCTTCGTTGGGCGTCAGGATCGGCTTTGTCATCGCTCCCCCCTTGGTCGGAATCGGAACGGTTGCAGGTGGTTCGCCAGGTAGAGCGGGTGCGCAGGCGCGCCGCCCTTGGTGAGCTTGAGCGCGTGCAGCTCGCGCGCCGCGAGGGCGTCGAGAACCTCCGCGTCGCGACCCATGTGAGCGCCGAGCGTGCCCCAGGCGCAAATAGTGATCGCGGCGGCATCGGCAGCCGCCACAATCATCTGGGTGTTGAACAGGCCGACGGGTGCAACGTCCTGCATCATGTGGACCGGATCCGTTGCCCGGATTGCAAACAGGTTCGACACGAGCAGGCCGTCGAAGTGCCAACCGCGGGCCCGCCGTTCGCAGCGCTCCACGGTTGGGTCGTTGCGGAAGGCATCGGCCGTCGACGGGTTCAGCATCAGGAAGTGACAGAGCCGGAGCTTTCGGCCGGCTTCGGGGTGTGACCAGAGCTTGAGCAGCAGGTATCGGTACCGGGCGTCCGAACTGAACAGCGCGCCGGTGTAGGTGTAGCCGCAGACCGGCAACGCGGGCTCGCTGGTCACGAGCCCGTATTGCCGATTGGCCTCGGGGATCAGGTCGTTAATCCGCAAACAGGCCTCCTTGCAAGCTGCGGATCCGGTCTTCGGCGTGATCGGTGATGGCCTGCTGGATGCGCTCTCGAATCTGCAGCAACTCCCGGTCTTCGACTAGCCGCACGCGAAGGCCGTCCAGGCCCATGCCGGGAAAGGCCAGCCGGGCGATGGATAGCATGATCTCGTCCAGTTCTCGGTTACTCATCGGTCCCCCATTCCTCGCTCATCATGATGGAGATGGCGTCGTCGCTGCCTGGGTTGAGGCGCTGCCGCGCTGCAGCAGTCCTGGCTTTCTGGAGCGAGCGCCTGGCGAATCCCATGTTGGGGCGCGGCGCTTTGTCGGCGATGGGCTCCTTGCCGAGCTTCCGCCGCAGGCCTTCGACTTCATGGCGAAGGCGGCCGAGTTCGCGGAAGACCTCGGCAACCATCGCCTGCAGTACGATCACGTCCGGAGCGGGTTCAACTCTTGGCACGGCAGACCTCCCGGCACTGGCAAGACCGGACGCCCTCATAGCCGCCCCGGGTCTCAGGAATCCAGCCGACGCCATGACACTCGCCGCAGTCCGGGTCAGGTGGCTGTAGCGCGTCAGTGGGCGACTTGCAATCGTCCAGGAGCATAGAGACCTCGCGAGGCGTCGGGAAGTCATCCAGCGCTGCGAGAAGCGCGTCCACGGTGCGCTTGGCGTGGTCTTCCGATTCGGCGCGCTCAAGGATGGTGAGAATCTCGCGAAGCGCGGCCGGTTCACTCGGCGCGTAACGGAGCCCGGCGAGCCGGGAAAGCTGCGATGCGACGAAGCCGCGATTAACCATTTGAGGCCTCCTTCAGTGCTCGCTGGAACTTCGATCCTGGCGCCTCGGCCTTCAGGCCCGAGAGGTTCGGAGGGTGGACGTAATCCTCATCCTGGAGCCATCGCCAGAGCTGAGGGATGAAAACCCGTTCGCCGCGGCTGGCCATCTCCCGCCAGTAGGTGAGCCATTGACCGTGAGACCGCGCGATAGCCTCAGCGCCGCCGCGCATCTTGCCCAGCACGCGCTCGGCCGCCGCCTTCGCCATGCTGACGTTCCCGGGCGTCGGATGCGACTGCATGAGCCGGCCGACCAGCTCGGCCGCCTGCTCGGATAGGTCAGGCATAGACCAGTCGGAGGTCGCCGCCGTCGCCGCGCGCGCGTTCGGCGTCAGCAATCCTGAATCAGAAATCAGGGATCCGGTATCAGGAATCAGCCCGATCACTTTCGGAACACTCGCGAGTGAGACGGAAGCGCTCGCTAGACCTTGCGCGGGCTCGCTAACTGCTAGGGACTTGGGCGCGATTCGTCCCGTATTTTCAGAGACTTGGACTGAAGTTACCGGGGCGTCCGGCTTCGGCTCGCGTTCGCTCGCGTTAAAAAGCGACGGATCGGAACCATTCGCGATTCTTCGCGAAGGTTCTGGAGGCTTCGGGATCTCGGATGGACTTTCGTTCGGGTGGGGGTTCTGGTCGCGGCCGAAATTGGCAATCTGGATGTATCGCTGGCCGTTGGCTTCGTAGATCCTCAGGTACTCCGGGGAAAGCTCCTGGATGAGGGTCTCGACGTCTACGTCGTCATAGGGAAGGGCCTGGGCCTTGATGCGGCGCGGCCGGTACTCCAGCCGCCCCTCACGGTCAGCCTGGCACCAGAGCCCGATCAATAGCAGCCGGGCGAGCGGTGAGCGCTCGGCTAGCACTTCATCGCTGAACAGTTTAGGTTTGATGTTTCTTGCTCTCAACTTGGCCTCCTGCGAGGCCGTCACGGTGTCATAATCGTGACAGCCCTTTCTGGGGTGCGGAGGCGCGCTGCATGTTTGGCGACTTTGGCGCGCTTCCGCTCTGCTTGTTGCCCAGTCTACGATCCTGGGCCGAATTTGCAACTTTCAATCGCTCCTCGGCGTTGGTGATTTCGAGCACCAGGCGCTCGGGGCCTGCCGGGTCGATTTCCACCGGGGTCACGGTCTCGTGCCCGTTATACCGGGCGATGTTGTCATCCACGATTACGCCTGCTTTCTTCATGCAGTCCAGGACCGTGGTTTTGAGGTTGTCGCGGTCCTTGCGGCGCTCTTTCAGCGTCCATCGCCATACGACATCCGGATGCTCGATAGGCGGCCGGTTGCCCCACGCGACGCGAAGCTGAGCAGTGATCGCGGCGAGGGCGATGCGCGTTTCGTCCTTGACGAAGACGGTCACCTTGCGCGGGCGCTTCACCTTGCGCCCGGATCGCTCCATCCAGTCGAGCAGCGCGGCCTGCTTAGGGTCTTCCCGTCGCATGGCCGCGCCCCGCTCGTTTTTCTTGGTCGGGAAGGGACCGGTGAGCTTGAGAATCATTGGATTTCGAGCTTGAACCGGTCTTGGAAGCTGAGGTCCGCGCCTTCGACGGCGCGCGTCTTGAGTGCTTTCTTGAGCTCGCCGCGCTGCAGCGTCCGGATGGTTTCCTCTTTCCAGAACTCATCCGGGATGGCGTTCTCGTCGGCAATCTGCAGCTCGGGTGGGAGCTTGCGCAGATAGAGCCGGTGGTAGGTCCCCTGCAGCTCGCGGCGCTTGAGGCCCATGCCTTCAAGCACCCGCTGCACGTTCTCGCGAATCAGGTCCGCCCGGGTTTCGAGCGATTTCTTGCGGGCCGCCAGGCGCTTCATTTCATCGGCGACATCCTCGGCGATGGCCTCCAGGTGGATCACCAGCCGGGCGATGTCGTCTACCTTGCGGACTTCGGCTTCGACCAGTTGGCTGATCGCGCCCTGAACCTCCTGGCGCTTGGCCTGGACCATGGCGGCGAATTGCTCATCCGTCACGTCCTCGGGGCGCTCCATGGGCGCGTCCAGGGCGTCCAGGAGGGCCAGGAGTTCTTCCTGGCCGTGGACGATATCAAACAGGCTGAGAGACAGTTCAGCGGTAGACATTAGGCAGCAACCTCCTGGCGTTCGGCTTCACCGTCGCCTGCGGCGTCAGCGTCTTCGGGCGTGATGCCGAGCGCATCCTCAGGCTCGGCTGGCGCGGCCGCTTCGCGCGCGGCGCGGAATTCGCAGATCAGATCAAGGGCGAGCTGGCGCGCTTCGTTGAGCTTGGTGGGCCAGCCGCGCTCGGTGACCATGGCCTCGTAGATCGGATACAGGCCGTCCACGCGGGCCTCTTCTTCGAGGTCCGATAGCAGTTTCTTGACGGCATCGGCGGTAAGGCCTGCGATTCGCTTGGCTTCTGTTGCGCGAAAGTCATCCTCGGCCGGAGCCTGTTCTGTCTCGGGCTGGGGTTTCTCAGCCGCGGCGGCAGGTTTCGGCGTTTCCACCGGCTGCGCGGTAGCGCCGGCCAGTGGCGCGCCCTGCTGCTCCGGCGCCGGGGCGTCCTCGCCCTTCAGCCATTCGAAGAACGGCTCGAAATCCTCAACGCGCGGCGTGGCCAGGGCCTTGCGGGCGTAGAAGGAACAGCGCGTTTTGTCCACTACGAAGGTGTTGTCATCGTCCATAGTGCCGACGAGGTCAAATTCGTACTCCAGGCCTTCACGCTGAACCGGTGCGAGGCCGATCTTGACGCGCTTGGTCTTGCCGTTGCCGATGTCAACGGTCTGGTATTCGTTCTTCGTCCGCATCGTGGTGACGATGTGGAGCGGGCTCGCAATCATGGCGTCGATCATCCGCCGCTCGTGAGGCCGCCAATCCTTCCAGCCGCCCATCTGGTCGCGCTGGCGCTTGTTGGCGGTATCGACGAATTCGAGCGCGCCATCCTTGCCAGTCCAGAAGTGGGAAAGCGAATCGCAGAAGAACACGGCATGCTCGCCGGACTGCTCGGCCGCCTGCAGGGCGTCCAGGAAGTTTTCCGGGGAGTAGGACTGCAGCTCGATTACGTCGAAATCGAACAGGTCGGCGTACTTGCTCATTGATCCGTGCTCGGTGTCGACGGCGGCGAGGCGCTTGCCTTCGCGGCGCGCCAGCTCGATGCCGACCATGAGGCCGGTGTAGGTTTTGCCGGACCCTGGAGGTCCGACGAGTGCCATGCGAGCGCGGGCGTTCCGCTTCACTGCTCGCTTGAAGGACATCTTTGGTTGCATGGTTCTTGCTCCTGGAGGCCTCAGCCTCGGTTTGAAAAGTAGAGCTGCACTGCCAGCCACAGCAGCAGCAGGATTAGTCCGTTATTGGTGGCCTTGGCGCGCCTCAGTTGCTCTCTAAGGTGCTGGACCATGGCCGTGGACTGGTCAAGGGCGTTGTAGGTGCGATCTGGGTCAAGCATGGTACTCTCAGGACCACTTCAAGCAGCCGTTTGCGCTTGCGATTCATCGGGTTCGATGCTGGACTGGGAAGCGACCGCTAAATCCTGGAGGATGGCCCGGGCCTTGTCGGTACGGCCAGCTCTGCGACCGTTTGCGAGCCGGGAAACGTAGGCCGGAGAAACCTCATGCTTCGTTGCGATCTGGGTCAAAAGGCCCCAGGTCGCTGGCAGGAATTTGGTACGATTATCTGGCATCATTTTGCCTTTCCATGCTGCCCAGAGTGACAAATTGGCGTCAGGAAGTCAAGGCAATTTGTTGCCAAGGACGAGCGAAAATGCAAGAAACCCGAGATCGAATCGCTATCCGGCTCACCCGCGAGGAATGGGAAGCGCTCGACGACAAGCGTCACAAGGAGCGCCTCACCTGGCAGGAGCTTGGTGTTAATCTTTTGAGAGACTGGTACCAAGGGTCCAGAACCGTTAATCCCAATTTCGCCGTGGAGTGCGAAACTCCCGAAGAGGCTGAGCTGTGCAATGCGCTGCTCGCCTGCTACCGGCGACTCTCCAAGGCTGGCCGCGCGGTCGCCTCGGAGATGTGGCGGAGTATGTTTCGCGCTCCAGCAGGCTAATGGAGTCGCCACGATGAAATGCTCCTGTCGAGCCGGGTCAGAGACCCAACAAGATCTGACGGTTATTCTGGCAGCGCTGGAGGCGGCAACCGCTACCCTGGCGCTGCCAGACCTTCCCGAGGATGCGCGCGCCCTGGCCCTACACTCCCAGAGGGTCGCCTCGGCTGAGTACGATCGGCGTCGCCTGGCGTGCGAAGAACTCCCGAATTGCGCGTTCGCTCTTTTCCTCCAGAACGCTTCCGCCTAAGGCCTCGCCCAGACGTTCAGCACGGCATTTTCCGGTTGCAATCGCGTATAACTAGTGATACGCTGAAAGCATGAGCAACCGTACCACCACCCCCAACCAACCGAAGCCATTGCGCGGCCTAAAAGTCGGCGACCGCGTCGTGAATCTCGGCGAGCGCGCCACCATCGTAGGATTCCGCGCGGCCGATTGCCCGATCCTCGAACGCGCGGGCGAGCGGTGGATCGCTGATCCATCCAAGTGCCGGAGGGTCCGCTGATGGGACTTTTCGCGCCTTATACCATCCACTACGCCTGGTATCGTGTCGAAGCCTACAACGCGGGCGACGACGACTGTTTCAAGTACACCTTCGACCTCTACGACGGCGGGAATTTCGCCCAGGAGATCGACTGGAATCCGTATTCGAGAATGACCGAGCAAGACCTGGAGCGCTGGCTGCTGCTCGGCCGGCCGGAGCGAATCGGCATCGGTCCACTTGACCGGCGCCAGCTCGACCAGATCGAAGCGGCCGCGATAGAGCGCTCGGCCGCCTTCGCCGCCCTCATCGGCACCGTGCAGGCGCTCACCAAAGCAATGGAGGAAGCATGTTTACCTGGATCGTAATGCGCGCCGGGGACCGGCGCGAGGCGTTCCTGTTTGAAGGTAAGCCGGGCGTGCCGACGCACGCCGACCGTCTGCAAACCCTAGAGGATGTCGCGGCACACCTGCTCGCGCGATGCCCGGAGCCGCCTCCTGCCCAAACTGGCAAGGAGGGAGACAGCAAGGTGGGAGACAAACTATGATGAGCATGATGCCCCAAATCGCCGTTCGCGTGACCGAAGCGGAGCGCCGCAAGATCCACATGCAGGCCATCCAGCAGGGCCTGTCCGTGTCCAACTACACCCGCAAGCTGTGGGGGTTGGAGCCGGTCGAAACCGGAGGCGCGGCGCACAAACGAAACGTGACCGCGAAGGCCCGGAAAGTGAAGCGCTAGGCGCTTTTTTCTATTGCATTCGCGTATCACTAGTGATACAGTATTCAAAGGAGCCAAACATGCCTACTGCTGAAACTGAACTACAGACCATCACCCAGGATGTCGATGTCTCGATTCCTGAATCGATCTTTGAATCCATCCTCGAATCCGGCGTCCAGCCCGCTTCACCCTCAGAGCGCAACCGCCGCTCATCGCCCACCTATCGCATGATGCGCCCGGGCGAGTTCACGGTGACACTGGACGAAAGCTCACCTTGCTACGCGCAAGGGTTGACAACGTTCAAGTACGAAATCCGCCTCGAATCGCGGAAGCTCGACGCCCGGGGTTTCATCGTCGATAGCTTCGCCGTTCCGGCCGTCTTCGACCGTTACCAATCCGGGGTGTGGAGCGGCCCCTGCGAGGCGCTGGCAACCGACGCCGCGCGTGACCTGATCGACCAGAACCCGAGCCTGACTTTCATCCAGGTCACGGTGCGGACGCCGAACGGTACCGAGATCGGTGTCGAATGGCGACGCGGCGACCTTCGCCCGAACCGCCGCATGCAGCAGGTCCAGGCCCAAGCGGCCACATGGCGACCAGGCCACTCCGGCTGCATGGGGGTGCCACGTGGATAGGTCCAAGCTCATTGAGCGCGTTCGCCGCGCCCTGAACCTCAGCAAGAGCAGCAACGCCCATGAGGCTGCTCTTGCGCTCTCCATCGCTCACCGGCTGATGCAGGAGCACCGCATCGCGCTGCATGAAGTGAGCGACGCCGACAGCCGGGAGGCCTTCGGCCGCCGCGAGTGGACGTTTGCGCGCTTCCGTATGCCGCCAGTGTGGGTGATCGCCTTCGCGGCCGAGGTCTGCAAACCGCTCGGCGTGGTCGTCTCACGCGACCGCCACATGGTTAACCGCAGGCAGGTCAGCGTCACGATTCGCCTGAATGGCCGGCCGGAGGCAACCGAGATCGCCGCCTTTTACCTCGACCAGCTCCTTGAGCATCTCTACCCGCTCGCGCTGAAGGCCTTCAACCCTAACGGGTGGATCACCCGGAACAACTTCGTCACCAGCTTTTTCGCCGGTGCCGGTGTCGTGATCCGCCATCGCCTCGAAGAGGAACTAAACCCGCAAGCCCAGCAGGCCCAGGCCTTGATGCGAGTGGACGCCGAGGCTGTGCGGAAGTGGCTCATGCAGGATGAGGGGGTCACGACCCAACGCCTTCGGGGCTCGCGATTGGATGGCCGCGCCTACAGCGCTGGCGCGAGAGCGGGCGCGGCTGCTCCGCTACACAAGGGGGTCAGCTCATGACGATGCCCGGAGAGCGCCAGGCGACCTGGTTCGGGTGCAAGGTCTGCATGAAGCGATGGATCGCCCTTTATCTGCCGATGCCCGTGAAGCTGGCCACCAAAATCATGCGCTCGGCGCATTGCCCGGAGTGCGGCGCGGACTCGACCCAGGCCGTGCTGGTGACGGACCCCGCGGAATGGGACCGGCAAGGCGGCCATGCTTGAATTCCCGTACTACTGGCGCGTCAGGGCGCGACTCCCGGAGCGATTCGGTAAGCCCTGCCGCGTCCTGATCCGAGGCGGCTCCATGAACTCGGCGCTGGTGGAGTTCCAAGACGGGGCTCGATTCGTTACCAGCCGCAACTATCTACGAAGGAGGCGTATGGCAGCAGATCCAATCGCGGTCGCCCGGTGCATCGCGGCGAACGCTTATCAGAGGGCCGATGAGGCCCAGCTCCAGGCCGGAATCCAGGGCGCGCTCGAAGCGGCCGGTTACGTCTTTGAGCGAGAGTTCCGGCTGAGCGCCAAGGACCGGGTCGATTTCCTCGTCGGCCGCGTTGCCGTCGAGGTCAAGGTCCAGGGCTCGACGCCAGCCGTCCGGCGCCAGCTCGCGCGGTACGCGGCGTCCTCGAATGTGGATGCCGTCATTCTCGTGACCACCAAGAGCAAGCACGCCATGGAGGCTGAGAGCCTCAACGGGAAACCGTTGATTGTCGTGAAGGTGAGAGGGGGAGAGTTTTGAGCGCCAAGAATGGAATCGTTTCTTTCGACCAGCGCGCCCGGCAGTGGGTGATCGAAGCCGCGCCGCACATCGCCATGCGCGTCAAGCGCGTATTCGCGAAGGCCGACAAGCACCGCACCGGCAAGATCCGGCTCTCGGATTCGGCCGAGGTCGCGGCCGACCTGCAGTGGTTCTTGCAGCGGTACCCGATGGAGGTTCTCGACAAGCCATACCTGGAGCGCGCCGCTTCCGCCTACCATGAGCGCCGGTCCTTCATTGAGTCGATGCTCGACAACCAGGTCGAACCGCAGCCGTTCGACGTCGCCATTGAGCCACGCAAGTACCAGAGCATTGCGGCCGCCATCCTGCTCGCGCAAGGCCGGCTGCTGCTGGCCGACGATCTCGGGCTCGGCAAAACGGCCTCGGCCATCCTGACGTTGACAGACCCCAGGACGCGCCCGGCCGTGGTGGTGACTCTCACCCACCTGCAGCGTCAGTGGGCCCACGAGATCGCGCGTTTCGCGCCCCAGCTCCGCGTCCACATCTGCAAGACCTTCGCCGCCTACGACATCACGGCGGGCCTCAACTCGAACGGCCAGATTCCGCTCATTGCGGCCTTTCCAGACGTTATCATCCTGAACTACCACAAGCTCGCCGGATGGGCCGAGACGCTGGCCAAGGTGGCCAAGTCGGTCATCTACGACGAATGCCAGGAGCTACGTCTGGAAGGGTCCGCCAAGTACGACGCGGCGCGCGTGTTGAGCCGGGCCGCGAAGTTCCGCATGGGCCTCAGCGCGACGCCGTTCTACAACTACGGCGGGGAGTTCTTCACGGTGAATGAGTGCATCGCCCCGGGCGCGCTGGGATCTAAGGATGAATTCATCCGCGAGTGGTGTGTCAGCGCCTACGGCGACAAACCGAAGATCAAGAACCCGCAGGCCTTCGGGGCCTTCGTCCGCGAAGCCGGAATCATGCTTCGCCGCACCCGCGCCGAGGTTCAGCGCGAACTGCCGGAGGTCCAGAAGATCGTCCATTACGTGGACAGTGACGCGAAGGCCTTCGCAAAGATCGAAGGCAATGCGGCGCGCCTGGCCGAGCTCATCTTGGCGACCGTGGAGCAGGAGAAGGGCCAGCGCATGAGGGCGTCTGGTGAGCTGGACATGATGCTACGCCAGGCGACTGGTGTCGCGAAAGCGCCCTATGTGGCCGAGTTTGTGCGAATGCTGGTCGAGTCCGGGGAAAAGGTCGTGCTGTTCGGATGGCACCGCGCCGTCTACGACATCTGGATGGAGGCCCTGAAAGATCTTCGGCCTGCGCTTTACACCGGATCGGAGTCTCCCGCGGCAAAGGATGAGGCCAAGCGCCGCTTCGTCTCCGGCGATACGTCGCTGCTTATCATCTCGCTGCGCTCCGGCGCGGGGCTGGACGGCCTGCAGCAGGTCGCCAGAGTAGGCGTGTTCGGTGAGCTGGACTGGAGCCCTGGCGTCCATGAGCAGTGTCTCGGGCGCATCCACCGCGACGGCCAGAAGAACTCGGTCATGGCCTACTATCTTGTCGCCGAGGATGGATCAGACCCAATCATCATGGAAGCGCTCGGATTGAAGCGCGCGCAAATCGAGGGCGTGCGGAACCTCGCCACCGGCGACGACCTGTTCGAGCGGCTCGATACCTCGCCAGACAGCATCAGGAAGCTGGCCGAGACCTACCTGCAGCGCAAGCAGGCCCCGGCAAAAAAAAGCGCCTGACCGCGCTTTTTTTGTTGAAGTCTTGTATCACTAGTGATACGCTCTAAATATGACAACCGCCCAATCGGAAACGAACACCATGAGCACCACCGACACAACCGCCGCCGCCGCCATCGTCGAGGTCCGCAACGGGATCGAAAGCGCCATCGCCAGCCACAAAGACCGCCTCACCAGACTCGGCCGAGTGATTCTCGGCCAGGGCCACATCGTCTGCATAGAAGACGAAACCGGCATCGTCTGCACTACCCGAGGCACGCGCCCCACTGGCCCGGATCTGATCGACGTGCCCCACTACTCCCTGCAGGATGCGATCACGGTCTGCGATGCCTACAACCGCATTCCGGGCGTCGAGTTCCGCTTCCGCGTTCTGCATGTCGCCCGATGGCATGAGGTCCGCATCGCCGAACTGGAAGACCTGCGCGCCCTGCTCCCGGAGGTCCCGAATGTCTAACGAAATCCGGGTCGCCGTGCTATCGGCCGACGCTTCCAGGTTCCTCGGCTTCGGCGTCTACGAGGGCTTACACTTCAGCCGCGAATACGCCGAGGAGTTGGCCCGCGCCGCGGAGGCCGAGGCTGAGCGGCTGGAAACGATCCAACCCGAGCAGTGGGAGGTTCACGAGTTCGACGGCCGCACCTTCGCCATGACGCCCACGGTGTATCGCGAATATGCCGCGAAGGCCCTCGCCGGAGCGCCCGGTATGGCGCTGAATCCGCGCATTCGGCTCGATTCCGGCGAGATCGTATTCGGACACTCCACCTGGTGGGGCCCAGCGTCGGCGTTCCTCAAGTCAAAGCTCGCCGCCAAGTTCGGCGTCTCGGAGATTCCACCAGTCCCCGCCGCGCCGGTGGCCCAGGAGGCCGCGAGGTAACCATGAATGAGAACCATCAAGCAGCTCCTAACGCGCTGGAAGTGGCGCCAGCGCTCTCTGCGACTGACGAGACCCTCACCCACGTCTACCTGGGGCGAAGGCACCCGGAGCGCAAGGGAAGGCCATGCCGCCCTTTGCCCCGCTCGCTGCGCGGCCGAGGCCATCTCCCCTCAGCCGATTGGGTCACCGTCGAGTTCGCCGACGGCGTCCAGCTCCGCGTCGCCCGCATCAACGTGAAGCGGATCAGTTGGCGCACCGCCAAGTGGGTGAAGCCATGAGCCAGAACCACGTCCTGAAAACCTGGCCCGCGTTCTTCGAGGCCTGGACGCGCGCCAACCCTGAACACCCGTTTTCACAACAGGAAGGAATTTTGCCGTGAACAAAGAACAGATACTCGCCATCAAGCTGCTGGAAGCTATTCAAGCGCACCCAGGCATCGGAGCCAGTGAGGCGATGGCGCGCGCCCATGAGGGGGAAGACCCGGACCAAGACAAGGTGACCGCCAGCATGGTCGCACTGGCTGCTTTGGCCACGACCGGACGGATTCAGTGGGTGAACGGCAAGCTCTACGCTGGCATCGTCGCCGGGATGATTCAGTGCTCACTTCCGACCGAGAGCGCACCCAACTGATACCTCGGGGAAGCAAGTCTAGGCCTCCATCCACTAGCGCCTGCAGAGGATGGAGCCCGGGAAGTGCTTCCCGATTTCCACCCCAGAAAGGAAACCATGAAACACCTACTCACCGGCAGCTTCGTTCTGATGTTGCTGCTGCTCCTGGCGTCCGTTGCCACGGTCAACGTCAACGCCGAATCGCGAACCCCGAAATCCAAGACGACAAAGTCGCCCTCCCGCTTCTGCGATCCTGTCCAGTGCGACAAGGATTCGCGGGGCTCTGGCGGCAAGTGCATCTCGGATATGTGCGTCTACCTTTGACGGTATCAACCGGCGAGGCCTTCGGGCCTCGCCACACCTACCCAGGAGCTGCCATGAAGTGCGAGTTCTGCGAGGCCGAGGCCTCGACCCAATGCAACGTAAGCGGCCGGCCTCACTGCGGCATCCATCTCTGCGCGGAGCACGTCGCCAACGTCTTCGGCACGCACCTGCACGCCTCAGACGGCAACCATCGGTTCGAATGCCAGGCCCAGTGCCGTCCCTGTGCCGAGCTGGAGCGCGTGACCCGCGAGGCGGCCATCGTGCGCGGGCAGAACCGATGGCGCGAGATCCGCAAAGGGCGCGGCCTGAGCCTGATCGAAGTCGCCAAGCGCCTCGGGGTCTCGGTCCCGCGCGTATCGAACCTGGAGCGGCTGCTGGCCGTCTGCACGCCCCAGGAGAGCAAGTTGTTCAATGAAAGGATTGCTAAGTGAGCGAACACACAACCAAGATTTACTCCAGCACGGATGACTGGCGGGCGGAAGCCCGGCGCCGATTCGGCGACGACGCGATGCGCTGGAAGTTTCGATGCCCGGTTTGCGGCAACATCCAGACCCCTGAAGACTTTTACCCGTTTCGAGAAAAGGGCGCGACGCCGGACACAGCCGCGCAGCAGTGCCTCGGTCGCTTCACCGGCGGGCGGAAGGCCTTCGGCGAGAAGCCGCCCGGCACGCCGAAACGCCCCTGCGACTATGCCGCGTTCGGGCTCCTTCGCATTAACACCGACATCATTGAGATCGACGAGAAGACCCGGACCCACGTATTCCCGTTTGCCGACGCCACAACGGAAGGGGGCGCGCATGACACTAGCGGAAATTAAGTGCGAGACCTGCAACAAGCGCGGCGAGGCCTACGCCTGGCTGGCGGAAAAGCTCGGGATTCCGGTTCAGCGGTGCCACATCGGGGAATTCGACGCTACGCGCTGCCGGGAGGTCGTGAGGATCTGCGAGGGGATTCGAGCGGGCGCTGACAAAGTGGGCTAAACTGAAGGCAGGTTGTTGGTTTCTTGCTCATGCAATAGGCGCGCTTCGGCGCGCCTTTTTGCTTTATGTCCGTTCGTGTTCGGCCTCTTTGGCCGGAAACACTCGCTGCTCCAGCCTGCGGAGCCGCGCATTGATTCCGAGGAACCGCTCATCGAGAACCGACTTCGGATCGTAGTCTTTCGAGAACGTCGCGGCGAAGCGTCCGAGGGCGCGGTCCACGATGGACTGCACGATAAACGAGAATAGGCCGGTGAGCAGTGCGAGGACTGCACAAGCCGCCGTGACCATCTCCCAACTCATCAACCGAGGCCCCTCCTTATTCCCAAGGGCGCTTCACCACCAGGTTAGCGAGCCCGACAAGAGCGCCGCCCGCGGCGGCCAGCCCTAGAGCCTTCCAGTCATTGACGATCTGGGCGTCTCCGATCACAAATAGCGCGCCGACGGCAGCGCCGGAAAGTGCTGCAGACAAAGCAGCTTTCCACCATGGAGTGATTTTTCGCGGCAAAATTATTCCTCCCAATATTCCCGCCTACTTTGTCCACAAAGCGGCGCCGGTCGCCAGCTCCAGGATGGTGCGCCAGAGCGGGCGCGGTTTCGTCCATCGGGCGACATTGCCCGAAATTTCCTCGACGTTCCCACCGGTCCTTACCGCTTGCGCGGTCAGCTCCGGCGTCGATTCCTCGATAGCGATGGCCATGTAGCCGACCGATTCGAGCGTCGCCTCG